GGCTGATAGATTTTAACTAGTGTACCATCTTTCTTGAAGTAACCGTATATATTAGAGCCCTCAATATTTAAGACTTTATATATACCATCCTCTTCTTTAAACATAGTATAAGTACTGAGAGGCTTTACGTTATAGTGTTCTAGCAATCTAGATCCTATACCATACTTACTCCAATAACTTTTATCTAGTGTATTCCATTGTCTAAGTTCATATCTATCAATCTTGTATTTATTGTACTGTTTGAATACTTGTATATCATATCCCCCGTTATTGTGCAATACAAACTCATTGTAATCTCTTACAATCTTATGCATTGTATTTAACCGGGTATCTATACCAAGCATCTTCTGTACTAAATCAACACAATCACCGCCATTATCTGTGGAGAAATCTTTGTACTGGTATCTATCCTTCTCTGGTTTAAAGTAGATACACATACTAGGAGTTCTTTCACTAGGGTTAAAGACAGATTTAATCTTAATGTCTTGACCAGTTAACTTCTGATCTAATCTACAATAATGTTCAAATACCCATGCTATAGGCACTGACTTTATATCCGGAATTAGGATCTTCGTACTAATCATAACTGCAATAATAAAAAAGGGGGACCATATAATCCCCCTTTTATATAATAAACTTTAAAACTTAAAAGTCAAATCCTGTAGATGTATCAGTATCACTCTTAAATGGATTAGTATCACCAAATGATTCTACTACTTCCACTTTAGCTTTCTTGATATGCAATTCAGGATTGTAAGCAATTAACTTACTTGGGCTTGCAGCTGCTGATTCCATAGCATATGCGTCTTTGCTAGACTTTGGTAAGAACAAATCATAGTTGATATAACCATTCTTCTCATACTCTTTACCATTAACACACATCTTAAAGAGACTGCCATCAGAGATAACATTGTTAGCTCCTTTTACAAAATCTTCAATTGTTGCAAATTTACCATCAGCTTCTTCAAACCATTCAAGTTTATTGCTTGCAATACACAATTGCTGAATAGCACGGAGAATACTCAAGTCACGGCTAATCTTGATACCGGTCTTAGTTTCACCATCAGAGAAAGGATAAAAGCCAAACTTAACTTTACCAATCTGACCTTTGTAACGGGGACCAGTAGGCTTGTCTTTATCTACTAAGAATCCTTCAAATTCAGAACCCATATCAGGTCCTTCTACATTCAAAATCAGGTGGTAAGCACCTGCTTTGTAACTTACACTCTCTAATGCAATAGAGTTAATTTTCACGGTGTGTTCACCGGGGCTCAGGGTTTTCTTTGGCGAGCTACTTGTAGCTTGCACGTCTTTAGTGCTAATCATGGTTATTAATTTTCGTAGTTAATTATTGCTTGTTTTACAAATTCTAAATCATTGGGAATCTCAAAAGACTCAAACATTCCGGCTGGAGACTTACATGTATTCTCACCATTGTTCTGGGTCTCAAATACATAGCGCATACCATTATCTTTATCTTTCTTTACTTTACCAAATAAAACTATAGAGAATAGTCCCTCCAAAGTTAAACTGTTATCTACTAATTTACCAATAGTCTTGGCCTTAAATTTTCTTCTGCCTTCTAAGTCTTGAGACTCTTCTGCATGGGTTAAGAAAAATACATATAAGTCATCACGTAGTGTAGTTGGAAGCTTTGCAATTGTTGCAATGCTCTTAGCAATACTGGTGAACTTATCAAAACCTTTCTCTTCTGCTCTATCAAAATACTCAAATGCTGACATGTATTGAAAATCATCTATGATGATATTCTTAATCTCAGGTCTCTTCTCACTTACATACTTAAGACAGGCTTCAATTTCTTTAGCACCGGCTCTAGTGTACATGTTACCAGACTGATCTTCTCTACTCCAAATCTTGTACTTAGTCTTCCATCCTTTAAATGGAAGTGGTTTGTTTGCTACGTTAATAATAAATGTTTCTTTTGGGTCCAGGTTAGCAATACTTGTGCTTTTACCTGCACCGCTCTCTGCGATAATAAGGATACTTTGGCTCATATTATTTTGATTTTATAATTTCATTTAACCATTGCTTGTTACTAACAGGCTTCTTAAGCATGATAGCAGCAAGATCTCTAATTGTAAGCATATTAAAGGGCTCATCTGTTGGACCTAAGTCTAAAGTTGGCAATTTAATTTCTTTCTGAGTTTGTGCAACAGGCTGCTGCACAACTCTAAGTTCTGATACAGGAATCATGTATCTCTCTTGAATACTTTCTGTAGCTTCAATTACATCATACTCTGTTCTCCAGTGTGGATTAAATACCCACTTGTACAATGTTCTCTTCTGATCTTCAGGAATGTACTCACTGCTAACAAATTCAGTGTAAATGTTCTTAGGTACATCATAATACTCTGCTCTCTCTATCTCAGAGGCAAAGAATGTAATGTGCTTCTCATCTTTCATAGCCGGTTTATAGGCCATTTTTGGAATAAACAAAGGTTCAGATACACTTTCATGCATGAATTTTTCCATTTGGAACTCATACAAGTCTTGTATCCTCTTCTTTCTCTCTTCCGTTGTAAGTTTCTGTGTTGATTTTGTGCTTATCATACGGTTTTTATTCTTCTTTCTTGTGTAGCGGGTGTCTCCATTTCTGTGACACTCATTTTCTCAAATTGGGCCTTAAAGAAAGACATCCGGTTATCACCATTTCTTGCTTTAAGAAAGTGCATAACAAGAGTCTTATCATCTTCAATGATATATCTATCAGGTCCGTAATACTTAATCTTTTGTTTAGCGGGTCTATTAAGACCTACCACTAAGTCTGCGTGCTGTAGTAGAGCATCACCACCAAAGATATCAGAGTCAAGTATGTAGTTACCATACTTACCATCTTCATTTCTTTCAGGTGATTCTACACTTCTGTTTAACTGACTAAGTACTATCATTGTAATTGGGTATACACGTTTTATCTCAGTAAGCATCTCACCAAATTCATATAACATCTCGTATTTGTCTTTATGATATGGGGCTTTCTTTAATAGAATACTGTGGTCCAATGTAACAATAGTCTTAGTCTGATACTCATTAATGTATTTGTCTACTATATTGCGCATCTCATTTACAGTGCAAGGCTGCTCAACAGTGTCAATTGGGTAATGTACTTTCTGTTTAGCTAACTCATAGCATTGTAATAGTTCTTCATTGCTTAATTTATTTCCTTCAGCACTACATAGATACTTATATGTTTTACCTAAGCTTGCGCTAAAATCTCTTAAGCAAGAAGTTTGCATAATCATCTCAAAGCTGAACTCTAATACTCTAAACTGAGTATCAGGATTAAGAGCAAAGGCTTCCCTGATAATCTGATCTTTAATCAAAGTTTTACCTGCACCTGGTCTTCCACCAATAACATTAAGTGTATTCCACTCAATACCATTAGTAGTAGCGTCATTAAACTTTGCCCACGGAGTCTGAATGGATTTAATAACTCCATCAGATCTACCCTTCATGTACTCTAAAGCTTTCTTAAAGCCATCTTTTCTAGGAATCCATAACTCTTTTGTCATACTACTCTTTCTTTAAAATGATTATCATCATCCATATCTACACCATCTACAATCATTGAGCAGTAGTTTGCTAACTCAGACATTTTAGATTTGTCCGGTTGTGTTTTGCTAATAAAGTATTGTGATGTCTGCATATATAAATAATTCTTTTTCTCATACTCATCTACATAGTGAGCAGTTGCTTTAAGAATGATATCCCAGGGATAATCAAATGTCTTGAAGAACCATCTAAAGTTACTCTCTATGTTTTTCTTGTCTGACCTAGCAAGTTTCCCGCTAGGTAATTTGCGTTTTGGGAATAGATTCAGATACTTAACAATATTCTCCTTAAAGTCATCACCAACCACTTGTTTAGTTACCTCTTCCTTCTTTGTACTAAAGAACTCATCTATTTTTTCTAGTAGTTCAATACCTTTAGGAAGTATCACATTCTGGTCAGTTACAAAGCCCTTAAACTTAAGCTCTCTAAACTCTGCATAAGGATTAATATTAGCTGTTTGTATCTTATCTCTAAGAGAATGCAGCATGTAGTGCTGGTTCGGAGTTATCCCATTCTGTAATAATATGTTGAATATTTCTTCCATGTTCAATTGCTTTTAATACGTCACATTTAACAGCTTCATACACTGTTAAAAATCTATTGTCTTTGATATATATAAGATCACTAGCTCTCTTAACTGAGTATATAATAGTGCTATGATCTTTATTTAAGAATCTACCAAGCTCACTGACACCATAGTTTAGTTCTTTGCATATTTTACAAAACACTTGATGGTGTAATACCCTGTCATCTTTTCTTGATTTATCTAGTAAACGTATAGTAGTTTGTTTACCATTTGAGTATTTATCTAGGTTTCTATCAACAATATCAGCCAGTTGAGGAATGGTTAGTCTGTATACAGCATCTAATTCTGTTAGTATGATTACTTTTACATCATATTTGCTGCGTATGTATTTTTTAAACTCATTAATTTCTTCGTCTACTTCTTTAACTTTTGTTGTTTGTTTCATAGTTGGTTTGTATATTAATAGTAGGAGTACAAATATAACTCACTAACGTTATATCCACAATAACCTATCTAGAAATCTG